TTGGTGGAGCATTTCGCCTCGCACTACCTATAAGGAGATTCTAAATCACGTTCGTAGCGGGCTTCGTCAGAATGTTGATATCACCGATCCGAATGAAGGTTTGGATTTGATGGTAACTGTTGAGCCTGGCTTCAATGGTTGGCTAATGCCGACTACCATTACTACTGCCTTGAAGCCGACTCCGTTGGCTCCCAAGAAGGAAGTCAAGGATGTTATTGATACTATTACTCCTATCAACGAACTCTTTGAGTATAGCCCAGTAGAAGAGATGAAGGAAGCGTTGGAGAAGCACATTAATCCTAACGCTAATGATTCGGATTCTTCTGCAGGCACTTCTATTGACTTTAGTAAGGGTGGCGCAAGCACCAAGGCTGAAACGGTCACCGCTGAAGAAGATAGCACCAACGACAAAATCAATGACGCTTTTGATAAGTTGTTGAATTAATGGCAAGAAAAAAGATTGCAACGGACGGGTCTTCCTCTAACGGGGAAGACTCCGTTCTTAATGATATTCTTGTTGATAGTCTAAATAAAAAGCTAGGTGATGTAGCTTATATTTTAGGCAAGGGAGATTCCCCACCAGAGGTCAAGGAATGGCTCTCAACAGGCTCTACAGTTCTTGACACCATAGTATCCAATGATGCTACTGCTGACGGTGGCATACCCGTAGGGAGACTTACAGAGATATGTGGTGAGGCTGCTACAGGTAAGTCTCTTTTGTCGTATATGATTCTAAAAGATTGCCAAGACAAGGGTGGAATTCCTGTACTTATTGATACTGAAAATGCTGCTAATGAGGATTTCCTTCAGCTATTAGGGTTGAAGTTTTACCCCGAAGGATCTTTAGTTTATATTCAAGTAGATTCGGTAGAAAAAGTATTCTCTGCTATTGAAGAAATCATTAGGAAAATTAAGGAAAACGATAAAGACAAGTTGTGTTGTATCGTTTGGGATAGTGTAGCTGGAACTTCTACTGATGCAGAAATCCAAAATGATTATGGTGAAGCTACTATTGGTATGCAAGCTCGTATGATTGGGCAAGGCTTGCGAAAGCTCATCCGTTTCATTGGTAAGCAGCGAGTAGCACTAGTGTTTCTAAACCAAGTTAGGCAGAAGATTGGCGTATTCTTTGGCGATGATACGGTTACTCCTGGCGGTAAGGCTATTCCATTTTTCTCATCGGTTAGAATGAAGCTTTATAGTGGTGGCAAAGTTAAGACGGGTAAGGATGTTATTGGTGTTGGTATTAAACCAAAACTAATAAAGAACCGTATGGGCCCACCCCACCGTGAAGCAGAGTTGAAGATGTATTTTAGTAGAGGTTTGATTGATGAAGAAAGTTGGTTGGATGAGCTTTTGAAGTCTGGCGTTGCCGATAAAGTATCTGCTCAAAAATCTTCTATCACTAATAAAGACACTGGTGAAGTGTATGAGTTTCAGAATAGAAAGTTTGTAGATTGGATAAGAGATCCTGCTAACGCTGAAGCGCATGCTTATTGTAAAACCAAGGTGAAAGAAGGATTAGTAATAGAGCAAGATCCTTTCAACAGAGAAGAAGAAGCAGTAGTTGAAGAGCTAGTGGGTGAAGAGGAGTTATAATGGTTGCGAGAATCGACAATGCCGCTGAAGAACTAGTTGATAACATTAAGGAAAGTGTAAGTAAGAAAAATGTTATTATCGGCGGCGTTGTTTGTGTTTTTATAGCAGCTGCTATCCTAGCGGCTGTGGTTGGTATTACTTATGTTGTTACAGGATTTTTAGCTTACTTGTGGAATGTTGGAGTTGCGCCATTTGGTGTTCCAGAAGTAACATGGTGGCAAGTAACAGCCATATGGATACTAACTGCTTTTATTGCTAAAATCATAAAAATAATTTTCAAAAGTTGAATCTAAATATTTTTGATTAGTAGCGGTTTTTTATAAAATATTTCAGCCATATTTATACTACCCAAAGAGAGAAAAAAAGTAGACGGGGTTCAAAAACCCTGTCTATTTTTCTCTTATAGGGTAAAAAGGTTTTATTTAATGCTTGACAAGTTTGAAGAGAATCGTTATATTATAGATAGTGTTTTGGAGAATAAGTGGTTCCGACTCGCAAGAAATGAATGTTTGAAAAGTATTCACAATACAAGATTTGGTACTGTCTTAATTCTAAAAAATGGCAAGGTATTTACTGGTTTCAATAAAGACAAAAGTCATCCAATGATTAAAAAGCACTACGAATATTTTGCGCAAAGTATTCACGCCGAATTGGATGTGATGTTAAAAGTAAATCCGTATCGTCATTCTGATGATATCTATGGATCTAAGATGTTTATATACCGTGAGGATAAGAATGGTTGGCTTAAGCCAGCTCATCCTTGCAAATCTTGTTATCGCATTATGCAAGATTACGGCGTAAAGAAGTGTTACCATACCACCAAGACAGGTTATAGTCTCACATACCTATAAGGAGTATTCTTGAATGGAAAGCAAGCCCGTCCTTTTTATTGATTTACTAAATTTGTATTGTAGGAGCTTCGCTAGTGTCCCACTAACGAACGATAATGGGGAGCATGTAGGTGGTATCTATGGAACCCTCAATGCTCTACAATCCTATATTAAAAGGTTTGAGCCCAGTGAATGTATCCTAGCCTGGGAGGGAGCCCAGTCGGGTGAGAGAAGACGCAAGAAGTTACGCGAGTATAAAGAAGGGCGAAAGATGGTGGGTATGAGAAGGGGTTTCACAACCTCTGACGGCGATGAGAAAGAGGCTTTTGCTCGACAGTTAGAGCTACTCAAAACCTCTCTGGATTATCTTCCTATGAAACAAGTAGCAGTAAAATACTTGGAGGCAGATGATGCCATCGCATACTTGGCTAAAAAGGTTATTGATAAGAAATCTATCATTCTCACAACCGATAAAGATTATCTCCAACTAGTAGATGAGAATATCTCTGTTTTTCGCCCGGTAAAAACAAAAGAGAATCCCCAAGGTGAAATGATTGATTTAGAGTGGATGCACAAGAAAGAAAACATTCATCCACCTAACTATGCTTTGCTAAAAGCAATAGTGGGTGATAAAAGTGATAACATTGAAGGTGTAAAAGGTGTAGGCGAAAAAACAGCTAGACAGCAAATACATCTTCTTTGGGATGATAAAAAAGAATACGGTATCGATGATCTGTTTGAATGGCTGAAGAGTCGTAGTGAAAGCAAGTATCAAAAGTACATTGATAACGAAGAGCTTATTAGGCTTAACTACAAGATAGTTCAGTTGTTAGAGTTGGAGATATCTCTAGCCTCTATAGATAGTTTGAGAAACTCTTATATTTCCGATACACCAAAGTTTAATTCTTACAAGTTTCGTATTAATCTTATGTCCGAAGACATTAGCCCAAACAATATAGATAACTGGGTGGCTAACTTTTCCATCCTAAATGAACAACCCGTTTTATAAGGAGAACAACATTGGCAACAAATACTGATTCTTTTGAGTCGTTTGGAGTAGGGTTTCAGAATAATGTTATTCAAGGACTTCTCACTGATAGAGAGTTTTTTGAAAAGTCATTTGAAACATTGAAAGACGATTATTTTACTAGTGACGCTCATAAGACAGTTTGGACCGAAGTAAGAAAGTTATTCAATAAGTATAATGTTCCTCCAACATATGAGACATTGAAGGTTGAGATTTCATCTCTGCCCGATAATCAACTCAAGGAAGACACGATTGAAGTGCTTATTGATATTGAAACAAAAGTAAATAGACAAGAGATAGAATACGCAAAAGATAAGTCATTAGAGTTTTGTAAGAATCAATCCATGAAACAGGCAATACTTACTTCTGTAGATTTATTGAAAGAAGGAAAGTATGAAGAGATTCAATCAGTTATTGAGCATAGCTTAAAGATAAACACAGAACAAGATTTGGGTCAAAACTATTTTGATAGCTTTGAGTCAAGACGTAAGGTTCATACTCGGCAAACTATTCCTACTGGTTTTCCATTGTTGGACGATGAGCAAGTATTAGATGGTGGATTAGCAAATGGTGAGTTGGGTGTGGTCATGGCTCCAACTGGTGGCGGTAAATCATTCTTTCTAGTCAATCTTGGTTATGGAGCATTGGCTGCTGGCAAGAATGTGATTCATTATTCTATGGAGTTGAGTGAAACCCATGTGGGTAATCGTTATGATTCTCGTATTACTGGTATTCCAACAAAAGAACTACGAACCCGAATGGTAGAGGCAGAGAATGAGCTGGCTCGTTTCATGGGTGGTCAGTTGATGATTAAGGAGTATCCACCAAAGGTTGCTACAATCAATACTATCAAGTTTCACGTAGGTCGGTTGTTGTCTAATGGTTTTGAGCCAGACCTTATCATTATTGACTATGGTGATTTGATGAAGTCTAGAAGAGGTTATGAGCAGAAGCGGTTTGAGCTTGAATCTGTCTTTGAAGACTTGAGAGCGTTGTCTATGGAGTTGAAGTTGCCTATTTGGACAGCAACGCAAAGTAATCGCGATGGCTTCAATGACGATGTTATTACCATTGATAAAGTTGGTGAAGCAATCAATAAGGCTCATGTTGTTGATTTCTTTGGAACATTTTCACAGCGTAAGTTCCATGTGGGCAAGAATAGGATGGGATCAGCTAATGTAAATTTCAACATTGATATGAAGCCAGAGTGCGCTTTCATCGACTTGAATGAAGATCAAACAGCAGGGTTTTCAACTTCTGAGAAATTGACTAACTTGTTGAGTGGTGGTGGCGAGAGCAGGAACAAGATAGGAAGCCTATATCAATCATATAAGGACGGAGAGTAATGGATAGATTTACGGTTACAAAGACAAAACGATGGGGTAATGCGGATACACAGATTTCAAATGTGTATAGTGTAAATAGAAATAAAGCACGGCGTGACGATGTAATAAAGATAGCTAATGACCTTATTACTAGAGAAGAGCTTTATACGAATGAGTCTGTAGAGTTTGAAGTGCTTTTAACTTATGATTCAGGCAATACCGAATTTATTCATCGTGTAGAAAAAGAAGGAAAGAAAAGTCTATAATGGCTGAATACACTTGGATATGTGACAGTTGTACTTATCATTTAACTGAGAAGATGAGCATAAAGGACTATGACCCTAAAAAGAAAAGGCATTGTCCTAACTGCGGAACAGAAGTAAGAAGAAAGATTGAACAAGTAGGTGTGAAATTTGGAAAAGGATTTTTTAGAGATGGTTATCAATCGGCAAAGAATGTAAGAACACAAACAGATGGAGACAGTTGATGGAGCTAAGTCAAGAGATTTTATCAGAAGTTACAGTACATATGAAATACGCAAGATATCTACCGAATGAACAACGAAGAGAAACTTGGGAAGAGCTTATTACTCGCAACAAAGAAATGCATACTTCTAACTTTCCTCAGTTAGAATCGGATATAGAAAAAGCGTATAAGTTAGTTTATGATAAGAAGGTTTTACCTTCGATGAGATCTCTTCAGTTTGCTGGCGGTGCCATTTCTCAAACTCCAACACGTATTTATAATTGCGCTTATCTACCCATTGATGACTATCGTGCCTTTAGCGAAGTCATGTTTTTGTTATTGGGAGGAACTGGCGTAGGATATTCTGTTCAGAAGCATCATGTAGAAAAGCTACCAACTGTTCATAAGCCCACTAAGAAACGCCGATACTTGGTTGGAGATAGTATAGAGGGTTGGGCTGATTGTATTAAGATGCTGATGAAATGTTATTTTCTTGGAAAGCCTGAGCCAGTTTTTGATTTTAGAAGCATCAGACCAAAAGGTGCATTGTTAGTCACCAGTGGGGGTAAAGCGCCAGGACCAGAACCCCTTCGGGATTGTGTTCATAATATTCAAAGGATTTTTAACAGAAAGGAACACGGTGACCAACTTTCCACTTTGGAAGTACACGATATCGTCTGTTGGATTGCAGACGCAGTTTTATCTGGAGGCATCCGTAGGTCTGCTACTATTAGTTTGTTTTCCCTTGATGATCAAGAAATGCTTCAATGCAAGTTTGGAGACTGGTGGGAAACCGAACCCCAAAGAGCAAGAGCCAACAACTCCGCAGTCGTGGTGCGACATAGAGTTAAGAAGAAAGATTTTTTCAACATCTGGGAAAAAGTAAAAGCTAGTGGAGCCGGTGAGCCTGGCGTTTATTTTACTAACGATTCTGAATGGGGAACTAATCCTTGTGCAGAAATAGCACTAAGACCTTTTCAGTTTTGTAATCTTTGTGAAGTAAATGTGAGCGACATAGAGACACAGCAAGAACTTAATGATAGAGTTTCTGCCGCATCTCTTATCGGAACTCTCCAAGCATCTTATACTGACTTTCATTATCTTCGTGATGTGTGGCGACGCACTACAGAGAAAGACGCATTGCTTGGTATTGGTATGACAGGCATTGGCAGTGGTCGCGTTCAACGCTTTGATTTGGAAGAAGCTGCTAACTTGGCAGTATCAACTAACAAGTATTACGCAGGTGAGTTAGGTATCAATCCCGCTGCTAGAGTAACCACAGTGAAACCTAGTGGAACTACTTCTTGTGTGTTGGGAACCTCTAGTGGAGTTCATGCTTGGCATAATGACTATTATATTCGTAGAGTTCGTGTAGGTAAGAACGAAGCCATTTATAACTATCTCTCCATTCGTCATCCAGAATTATTAGAAGATGATTTCTTTAAGCCCGAAACACAAGCAGTTATTTCTATTCCACAAAAAGCTCCTGGCGATGGTATTCTAAGACATGAAACATCTGTTGAGCTTCTTGAAAGAGTGAGAGATATTTACAGCCGATGGATTGAGCCTGGTCACATTCAAGGAAACAATACTCACAATGTATCTTGCACTGTTTCAATTAGAGAAGATGAGTGGGATAAGGTTGGCGAATGGATGTGGAAAAATAAAACATTCTATAATGGTTTGAGTGTGTTGCCTTATGATGGTGGCACTTATACTCAAGCACCATTTGAAGATATTGAAGCTGATAAGTTTGAAGAGCTAAATGCACAATTGAAAGAGGTAGATGTATCACAAATAGTAGAAATCGCAGACAATACTGATTTGACGGGTGAGCTGGCTTGCGCGTCTGGAAATTGTGAATTAGTATAAAAAAGGAGGCAACATTGTCGAGAGTTAATAGTATCATTAAAACGGCGCAACGTAAGCAAGAAAATAACGGTAAGTGGGAAAAGGATTTACTTCCAGAACGTCAAAGATTGGATAAGTATTTAGAGCGTGAAGAAGAAGAGAAGTTAAAAGATGAGGGACAAAAGCAACATGAAAGATATCGTAGAAAGCAACAAAGTGTCGGTGGTGCCGACCTAACATCTTTAATAAAGCCAGCTAAAACTACTCGACAAAAGCCCGGCACTTATTTTTATGGAACATTGAAGAAGTTAGGCACTGATTTTGATAATGATATTGTGATGATGGAGAAGCATTTTACATTGGGGCAAAGTGCTAAATATTCGCCAGATGCAGCAAGTAATAAGATATATTGCACTGCAACAGCGAAGTTATTGTATGATTGTGAAACTGGGGAATGTTTTGAAAAATAATCCTTGACAAACCGAAGAGAATGTGTTATATTATATATACATTCAAAGGAGGCTTATTATCAATATTTTCTTTTTAGACAACCATCCGGCTCGCGCAGCTGAGCAGATGTGTGACAAGCACGTTGTGAAAATGATTCTTGAATCAGCACAAATGCTTTCTACAGCCCACCGTATTCTTGACAAGTCTGACAATGACTTGCTTTACAAAGCATCTTATAAAAATCATCCTTCTACTATTTGGGCGCGTTCTGGTCACCTAAACTATATGTGGCTTTATTCCCACTTCATTGCTTTAGGTCGTGAGTATGAACGGCGTTATGGAAAGATTCACACAAGCATTAGTAAGCTATCTGAAACTCTACGACACCCACCAAAACGCATAGCCAA